GATCTTCCTTAACTACTGCTGTTTTCTTAGCAGCTTTAGAAGGTTTAACTTCTTCCCTTTCCTCTGCTTCTACTTGTGCATCAACCTCTGCTTGTTTTGCCATAGATTTTGCACTAGCTTCCTCCAATGCCTCAGGAGTTAATCTTGGTGATTTTGCCATATATGATATATGTAATAACTTAATACTACATTATATCAGAAAATCTTGGAGCATATAGCCCCTCCATTTCATAGGCATCTGTTATATGTCCTTTCATAGACATCTGTTATATGAGCTGCATCTAATTCATCTGTTGTAGCATCAAAATCAGTCTCACCAGCAGCAACTGTTAATACTACTCTACCAAGTACAGTATTATCTCCAATCAAATCTTCTGAAGGATCTTCTGATAAACCAGTATCAGCTTGTACTCCTGCTACTAACTTTGTAGTCGTACCATTACTTACTAAAAGATATGTTCTGTCTTGATCAGTAGTAGCATCAGCTGTTATATCATCATCTGTTGCTGTAAATGCAACCTCCGTATTTGCTGCTACAGATTTTAGTTTTCCGTGATATAGAAAATCTATCTGTGTAAGGACTTTAACCTTAGCCTTTGAAGTTGTTCCAATACCAATAGTTCCACCTAAAGGCATATTTGCAACAGAATCTAAGATCATGTCTAGACCTTCGGCTATATTTGCCTTAAAGTCTGCATGTGATTTGTCAAATGTTTTCATGATTATAAAAAATCAAATTATATTATATAGGGATGAGGGGGAGATTACTCTCCCCTTCGGGTATACTATTAAGCTATTGCGAACTCATATCTAACCATCCAATCTTCATTAAGAATCTTAGCTGTCTTAGATACTTTCCAACCAGCAGATGCTCTCTGTTCAATAGGATCTTCTGCACCAGCTTCTGATGGTAACTTGATGTATATGTTTGTAGACATTCCATCCATTAGAGTTACACCATAAGCATTCTTACCAATAACCAATAATGTGTAAACATCAATGCCTAATGTACCTTCACCCTCTTTAACCTTAGCGTTTGTAGTCTCAACAAATCTGATATCATTAATTCTTCCTTGCTCTTCTGGAAGTAAGTTACTCATATTTGCATATTTCTCTGCATTTTCCCAAACTGCACCACTTTCAAGTGCTTTGAATAATTCAATAGCAGCTGGACTTGTTATACCTACATAACATGGTCTTACTGGAGTTGTTGCATAACCTTGATCAGGTCTTACAAAATCAGTAATTTTCTTAGCATTTGCATTTCTAAGTAAGAGTGAAATACTCTTTAGATTTGCATATGTTGGTTTATCTAAAGCAGCTACTTCATCAGTATCTGTATTACTAGAACCTGCATAAAGTACATTAGATCCAAGCATAAGCTTTTCTCTTGTAACACAATCTAGTGAGTCATTTGCTTGTTCAACTAAAACATCTGATACTTCTGCCCAGATAGCATCTTCTGTTTCTCTTAGAACTTTATCAGTTATCATTACATAATCACCATAGTCTTCTACAGTTGCATATATAGTTGTAACTGAAAGCTGTTTACCAGCTGGAGTTACACCATCTCCAAGTGGAGTATAGTTCTTAGCTAACCTCTCATATCTTCTAAAATAGATAAGATCTGAGTTGTTCTGAGGAATAGGTTTCATTTGTCCAAAAGCATCATGGACTAAATTCTCCCTAGCCCTATCTAAAAAGTCTCTAACATAAAAATGATTTACATTAGGAACTTGTGTCTTTGTTGATAATGGGTAAGACATTTTTGTAAATAAATAAAATTTAAATAACTATAAAACAAAAAAGCCAAAGCATTGCTGCTCTGGCTCTAATTCGTTTAGTAACCTTTTTGTTTCTTAGTTGTATCTTACTATATAACAGAATACAACCTGTTGTCAATATCCTAGAAAGCTCTCATTCCTAACTCCTTATATTTCTTAGCTTTCGCCTGTTTCCATGCTTCTTCTGACATATTTAAAAAGTCTTCTACTGGAGCTTCTTTCTGTCTTGGTACTTGATTTCCTGTCTGACTTCTACTTGCCATTTCATCAGCTTCTGATTGCTGTTTAGCTATTCTATTACCAATGTCTCCTGCTACTAATCTAAACAATGCATCTGGTTTAAGATCTGATACTCTTGGATTCCTTTTAAGTAAGTCCATTACCTTAGGCTCTAGATCTCCAAACAGTTCTTTGTTACCTTCACCCTGTAGGAAGTTAGATACTCTCATCTTATACTCATTCTCTCTTAATCTCTTCTCAATAGGAGTTACCTTCTTATCTACTTCTTGATTAACTATCTTAGAAGTCTCTTCATCTACTTCAATAGGCTCATCTACTGGAGTCTCTGGAGTCTCTTCCTCTACATCCTCCATAAAAGGATTGTATTCGTCAATCTCTTGTGGAGCTGGAGTAGGATTCTCTTGTGGTTGTACACCATCCTGAGGATTTAGATCCTGTCCACCCTGATTTGCATTTTCTGGATTCATAATTATTTATTAATAAATTATTTCTTTTTTGTATAGGGATCTAACTGATCTAGTATATCATTTACTGAGATATCTTTGCTAAATAATAAACTACCTATTCTACTGTTGATTATCTCAAAGCAATTAATATACAAAGACATCACTCTTAACCTTCTGGCATACTCTTCATCTGAAAGATTCATATCAATAGTATGAAATTTACTCTTAGTCTCTTCTATAAGTCCTGATACTACTTTCTGATAAACTTCCCAGTCTGGACTCTCTACGATCTTCTTTAAAACCTTTTTGTCCTCTACTGTTATTTCCATTACTCAATTATATCATATTATATCTGACCTACTGCTTCCCTAGTTGCCATTGCATCAGCCTCTTGGATTGGAGCATTTGTTGCTGCTTGTGTAGTACCCTGACCTGTTGCTGTTTGCTGTGGTTGTCCTCCTGCTTGTGCTGGATTGCCACCCTGAGCTTCCATCTTCTCCCTTTGTTGAACAGGGAATAACTCTGGATTCTTTCTCTGTAGTGCAAGTGCTTCAAAGTGTGCAGCTCTATGTGCCTTGTTTACACTATTGTCTGCTGCTGTTGCATGTACAAATAAGTGTATTGCATGATCATCACTACCTTTAATCTTAGGCTCTTTCCCTGTGTTAATAAGTTTGTTCTCTTGCTCTGCTACATACTCTTCTGAACTTGGAAGTAACATCATGTCTATTTCATCCTTATCAAATCCCATGAGCTTTGCTAACTTCTTTTCTAAGTAAGGAGTATTAGCATTAGGTCTTTGTGCCATAGCTTGATAAAATGGCATGAAATTACCAAGTGCTTTAAGTCTTGCTGTTTCGTTTACATTCTTACTCTCTACTCTAATCCTTAGCTTGTTAGCTTCTTCTGATACAAAATCAATCTTCTTAAATAACTTGATACCATGTCCCCAGTCTGATAGAACTGATACTTCCTTCTCATCATTGTTAGTCATGTATAATTTATATCCACCATACCATTGTCTCCAGAACTCTCTTTCTGATACTCCAAATATCTTAGCTAGAAGTCCATATCTTACTCCACCTCTGGATGCTAGTATGTCTACCTCTGTAGCTGTCTTCTGACCTCCTGATACACCCTGTTGAATATCTGATGTAGCTGTTGCTCTTTCTGTAGAATCTTTAAGAGTACCCTTCATATAATCAAACATTTTCATATTAGGATTGCCCTTAGGTAACTCTGCTATAACATTATTAGGATCTCCTTCTACAGGGAATCCAATCTGTTTAGGATTATTAAGTGCAACTCCACTAATCTTATCTTTGTTAAATGTAAATCTTGGATATAACTCTCTTACTACTGCTTCAAGTCCTAAGTTGGTAAGTATTGCTAATACTCTTTGTTTGTCCTCTACTATGTCTGATACTGATACACCATCCCAGTCATTAGGTAATGGGTAACATGATCTATCAATAATAGGAAACCAATTAGTCTTGAGTCCTTCTGATCTGATTAAACTCCAGCTGGTATTATTCTGAGAATCTTTAACCTGAGCATAAGTATTAAATACCTTCTTACCTTTATAATGTTCAAACATCTCAAAGGCTTCATACTCTGTATTACTACCAAGCTTTTTAACCTTATCAAGTTCTGCTGCTCCAAACTGTCTGTTAGAAGTATTGTCTCTTGCTTCCATAGCCTTAGCTATTAATGAATCTGGATCTCCTCCTTCTTTCCATCCATTAAGCTCCATGTTGTTATACAACCCTGATTCTTTGAATTGATACTCTGTTAGCTTTATTGGTCTACCTATATATCCTACAGGTCTACCATACTCATCACCATTTACACATGACCCATCTGGATCTCTTAGTAAAATAAGTGGATCAATTAATGAAGGTTTAGGAATTAAGTTCTTTCTATCAAACTCCATCATCATTACACATGCTCTACCAAAGAAGAATGTATTCCAGTTCCAATAATAGTCTAGTAACTGCTTATCCATATCATCATAATCTGATAGTGCTACCAGTTCTCTATTTCTAGCATTCTGAGAATCTCCAAATGATATCTGTAGTCTATCTTCCTGTACATATGCAAGTATTGTTTGCATAACAGTAAATAGTGTAGGCTCTCCAACCTTGTCCAGATCTCTCTTACTGTTGTTATACAGTTTTAATCTGTCATAAAATACTTCTCTTTTAGTGGATATATGTTTATCTGCTGCTTCGTACTCTGCTTTGAATTGATCTTCTAACTCTCTTCTCTCTTTCTCTGACCAGTCTAATCTAACAGAAGAAGATTTCTTAGTAGGCTCATTACTAATTTCTTTCTCTTTTTTAGCCATAGTAGTTTTGTATTAATTTAAACCACCTTTTTTTCTTCACCTAACACGATTTCCTTTACTGTATTATCGTCAAGATTTAGTTTTTCTACAATACCTATCCTGATGGGATTTCCAGCTTGTATTATTATATATAGTTTACCATATTTTAAATTCCTTAGCTTTCTTATTATAGCTACCTCTTTAGTTGTGCATTCAAACAATGTTTTGCTCTCTTTGTTCATAGTGTTAGTATACACTTAAATCATATTCCCCTACCATCTGTTCCATTACAGCTTTAGGTTCTTCAAACTGTGGATCTTCTACTATGATTCTACCAAGTGCTTCTATTAAGTGATCATCTTTATCTACGAACTTCTGATATTTCTCCTTATACTCCAGAATCTTCTTTGACTCTGGTTTATACATCCAAGTCTTTATTTCCATAATCAAGTTAGGACATGTACTGAATATATACAGCTTCGGTCTTTTAATAAACTCCCCATTAACAACCTGATACCTGAGTGCTTCCTTAGTCTTTTTAACTGCTAAATGCCTTTCCTTACTTGCTGCTACATAATTAAGATTATGTTTATTCCTTAGATCTTCTGCTAAAGATACTGGTCTTCCTAGTTCCTTACTCTTTATTCTATCCTCGTTGAATGCTGCTGGTTCTAATAGGTACTTTCCCATCCTATAATTACTATTCTTTCTCTTAATCCTACTAGCTAATTCTGAATCTCCCCACTTACCCCATAGCTCATCTACTACATAATAGTTACCATCTCTTCCTATTGCTACCCATACTCCAGCTTCATTAGTTGATAAATGAGTATCTAAGGAATGCCATGTAACAAAGTCTGCATCTGGAATATCAAATGGATCTATAACATGAATATCCTGATTAAACTCTTTAAATACTAATCCAGCATATGCCATAGGCTTACCAAATATTCTAGCTACCCTTTCCTCTGGTGAATACTTCTCTGCCATCTTCATAATCTGATTATGCTCCAGATGTCCTCTTATACCATGCTCTATACAAGCATCCTCTGCTTCAATGAATGTATACATAGTATCTCCTGATTGATCCTCAATTATCTCTGGTACAATCCAAGTTGATCCTTCCAGAAGTGTAGCAAAGATAATTAAAGATCCACCTCTTCTAAGTCTTGATATGTTAGCTGAATATAATGAATAAGGCATAGGCTCATCTGCAAATATCAAAGATACATTAGATGACTCATGAGCTGTTGGATCTTGATCGTATGTAAGTATATTAATCCTGAATCCTGTATCAGTAGTAATTTCATATGGATAACTTCTACCCTTTTTATCCATCTTATATCTACCCTTAGGAAACCAATACTGTAGCTCTGGAATAAGGGTACTGTTGATAGTATCAATACCTGATATGATTCTTAGGTTCTTAATATCATATGGATATTCTTGGAATAGTTTACCTTGAAAATATTTATTGTCAGTTGGATAACATATGTTAGCTATCACATTAACAAGGGCTGTTGTTTTACCAATACCGTTTGCTCCTGACATCAGATATACCATCTTCTCCTGTTTAGCAACTTCATCAATAAAGTCTCCTAGTTTTCCACATGGGACATACCCTCTATACTTTTGATCCCTCTTTAGTTTTATCCTTTCCTTTAGTATCTCCTTTTGTATTTGCTCCCTTTCTAGCTTTATTTGCTCCTTTGTTTTCAACTCCTTTTGTTGGGGCATATTTGTTTAACCTCTCATTAAATAATTTATCCTCTTTTTCTAGCTCTTTGTCCATTGCTATTAAGTCCTCTAGACTTGCTGTATAGATGTTAGTAGTGCTAGTAATATCTGAGTTCTTGTAATATCCCTTTAGCTTATATAGCTTCTCTATCTGTTTGTCTACCATATCTGCATTAGATACCCATCCTACCCCTGTTCTCCATCTGAATATACCCTGAGCTGTTTCTCTTACCTCATCTCCAATATACAAACACTCTCCACCACATATCTTATACATTTCGTAGATTTCATTGTCTGGAGTCATGTATGGGAACTTTAAATTCTTAGGAATTTTATGCTTAATTAATTTCTCCTGCTCCTTTACCACAAACTCATCACTAAATGTTGTTGATAATATTTCTTCCCATGTTCTAGATCCTTTAAGTTGATATGGATTTCTTGAATAAGATTCTGAATATCCTGCATCTCTCATAGCTTCACCCTGAGTTTTACCCTCAAGTACTCCTTCTACTACTTTTTTCACTTTTTTCTTACTTGTTCTAGGCATAATCACATAATAATCACATAATAGACACCTTAGAGAGGCTTACAGGGCTTCAATAAATCCCTATATACCAACCTTTTTCACAACAGTCTTTTTAACACTACTTTTTACCTACAAATTGCATTTTAGGTTGCTCTAGATAAGAAGTAAGTAAATCTTGTGCTTCATCTGATCCATAACATACCTCAACCATATATCCTTGCTCTGATAATTTCTCAATCCAGACATTTTGCTTCTCGCTGGTCTTGTTTTTTCCAGCTTTCATCTCAATAAATAATCCATGATAATTTCCTCTAGCTACTGGTAAGAATAAATCTGGTACTCCAGACTTAACTCCTTCTGCTTTCAACTTCATAGCTACTAACACATGCCTTTGTCCTCCATTAGGTATAGCAAACAATAAAGACAATTCTGGATATTGTCTCTCCATTATTGCTACCCAGTTGAAAAGATACACCTGTTCTTGATGCTCATGATCTTGTCTCTTAGTTTTACCTGTAGACATTTTCTCTCTATATTCTTGTACTGACATTGTTTCACTCATCCCCTATAAAAATCCTAAAGTTATTTAAGATCCTTGTAGAGGATGAAGTATTACTACTCCACCCTCATCCCTATACACTATAATATACTATTTACTTGACCTTTGTTCAAGTTACTTGGTCTCCTTAATCTTCTTTGCTTCCTCTTCTTGGGCTTTCTTTGCAGCTTCCTCTTCCTTCTTAGCATCCTCTTTCTCTTTCTTAAAGAGTTCTATCTCAGCTACTGCATCAATAGGAGTTACATAGAATCCAAAGACATTATCCTGTTTGATATATAGTTCCTGTTCTCTTTGAATTACTACCTCGTTATCCATAAACTTCTCTGGCATAACAGTAGGTATACTTATAATCCTAACCTTAGGATCATTCATTTGTTTCTTGAAAGACTCAAAACCATCTTTCGTTACCCTTGTAATTATAGCTCCTTCATTACCCATAGGAGGGTATGTAAAGATCTTTAATTGGTACTCTATTCTTTCTCCTGACATATAAATAAAATAAAAATTTAAATAACTTTAGAATAAAAACTCTCTGTAACCTCTGAATCACCTATATATGCTAACAAAGCCCTTACCTTCATCTTCTGCTCTATCTCATCTGGCATACCTTTTCTCTCTATTGTAATTAGCTCATCCACTAGATCTACCTTAGAATTAATCTTTCTTGGCATATACAAATCATTCATAGAAAATAATACATTGTCTGAGTTTTGCACCTTGTAATATTCATCCTCTCCAACTACTACACAACTTACAATAGTAGCTAGTGTATTAAGACTAAGTATATATACCTCATCTCCTTTTTGATATGTAGTTTTCAATTTGCTCATAATCCCATCCCTTGTAAAGTATCTACTAAGTATACAACATACAGAGTTAGTATAGGTAAACAACCTAATGCTATTAGGACTGCTAACATAGCCAACAGTACAATTATATTACCTATTACTTTTATTACCTTCTGAAACTTTTCCATAGTTTTCTAAATAAAATCTTAATTTAGCTGCATTCGCATCTCTAACCTTTTCTGCTACTAGCTCCATAGCATTAATAACTTCCAACTCATCTAATTCTAAAGGCTTCTTTAACCTTCTAGAAATAGAAAGAAATCCATTTACTACATCCTTAGATCTGTACATAATCCAATGAGGTGTCCTTATAGCTGGATTAGGAAATGCCTTCTGATCTCTCCAATATAGGAGCTTCTGTTTAGTGAATTTATCAAAACCCAAGTATTTAGCAACTGCTATTACTTCCTTCTGACTCCACATTCTTCTTTTCTTTAATATATCTTGCATACTCTTTACCTGTTTACATTTTAATTGTTATAGAAAGTATATGAGAACTTCCTGATAAAACTTCCCAAAATTAGCTTTGTCTAATCTATATGTATTTGTTACCCATGCAAAGTTATACTTCTTTATATGCATAGTATCTCTTAGAAAGATAAACAACAATAGGTTAGTAAGTTTATAATCAAACAGCATATTGACATCATAGAATCTGTTATCAGATCTCTTATGCAATCCATTCTTAGCTAACTTGCTTCCTACTAATTTGAATATCTCATCTCCAGATTTAGTTGTGTAAAAATACATATCTACCTTTAGATCTCCTCTATCACTCTCATACAAAGTCATAATCTGATCATAGTTAGCGTCTTCTGGTACTGCTTCCTTCATATAACTATTAAGATCATTTAGATACCTTCTAATTATATTACCTTGAGCTGTTATACTTGACTGTTTCTCTTTCTTCTCCATATTACTTATTTGTTTAATTTAGATACTGCCATTCCTGAACCATCATATTCCATATCATACTGTCTGGCACCTGTATCAAGTCCAAAGTTTCCCCTCTCATAAAAGAAGAAGTCCTTATTGCCATATCTGATACGAAGTCCTAAAGTGGTTTCAATTTCTTTACAATTGCTATAGTCCATTATCCTAATTTCACAATTCTTCAAAAAATCCTCTATTCTTTTCATCTCCTCCCAGTCACTATTACCTCCTTCTTTTTTTATTATTCTCTTGTATTTCAACCCTACTAAGATATTCTTTAACCACTCCATATTACTTATTGTTTTTTAATTTAGATATTCTTATCCTTTCCACCAGCACCTTATTACAGCCCAGAAGAAGGGATAAGAACTCAAGTCTTGTGCTTCAGGAACTGCCCCATCCGTAGAGTAGCCCACTTGAGTTCTAATTCTTAGGGGTTCTGATTAGGAGAATCACTTTGCCCCTGTGACATAAACCTGCGTCTACCTATTCCACCACCCTAAGTTTTAAAGAGCTATTTTATCTACTACAAACTCTATCTCATACCCATACTCTTTAATCTTCCTGAGATCATCTAAAGTAAGAGTCTTTCTACCTGTTAGCTCTGTAAAGAATTTAGATTCCTTACAAGCTGGATAGACTAAATCATTACCATACACATTCTTTTTAACAACCTGTATCTTTTTGTTTCTCATTACTTTACCTCCATTTGAGCATAAGCCCATCTATAATTATATAACCAAGTATTACTTGCATATCCTACATACTTCCTTTGCTTCGCACTATCATTACCTATATTAAGATAGTTTCCTTCTACTCCATTACATATCTCTTTAGCCATTGTCTCCTGATCTGGATCATAGTTTCTATTACCACCCTTAAACCATCCATAGAAATTACTCTGTCTACTTACATCTCTACCCATACCTGTTTCTGCTACTGATATTGCTACGACAGTTCTTAAAGCTTCATCAGAACAATACTCATCTAAAAGTGCAAAGTATTTATCATCTATCCTAGATCCTCTATAACTTTGAGTAAATCTCTTGATAGCTGTTACAGAACTTTCCATAAAGTTTTCTGCTGGAACTATCTCATATACCCCCTCTTCTATCTGAGTTACTCTATCACCATTAATCCACTCCTCTTTAGGAGCTACTACTTCTTGGTCTGTCTCTGGAGTCTCTACAGTCTCCTGTACAGATTCTCTACCAAAAGCTTTACCACTCTTGATGTCCTCTCCATATGCCTGTCCTAGAACTACCAATATAATGAACACTAGAAGAAGTATTAATGCTCTATAACCTGCTACCTTCTTATCAGCACCTTCTTCAAAAATGCTAATCTTAGGCAATCTTAGTGTAGGTAACTTCACCTTTCTACCTTCACTTATATTTAGGATTTTCATGGTCTTTTATTAAAAATTTATTTAATCCTAGTTACAGTATATCATCATCTTGTACAATGGTCAAGAGGTATGTATTTATAAATGATGGAAGTAAAGGTTCTGGCACTCCAGCTGCTTTAAAATAAAACTCCATTAAATTCTTCCTTCTCTTGGCTTCTTCTGGATTTTTCTTCTCCCAGTATAAATGTCTTCTTCTTGCATTCCTACGATCCTTTTTTATCTTATCAAGTGTTTCTGTAAACCATAACCATCCATCAACTTCATGCTTCTCAATTACTACTGAATAACCTAGCTTGTCCTCTACAGCATTAGTGAACTCTACTAATTCACTTTCCTCTATAGAAACTCTTTTTAATAATTCTGAGTATTCTATTCCATAATCCCATACTTGCACAATAATATGTCTTTTCATTTTAAGGTTTAATAATCTTATATCCATCATGTGTATCTATCTCATATGAGACTTTATTGTCTTTATGAAATGATTCCATGTTTATCTTTAAAGCATCTAGTAATGCCTGTAGAGTCTTCATGAGTAATGTCTCTTGGAACTCTGTACCTACCTGAGCTTTAATTGTTATTGTTAGATTCTTTTCCATATTAAAAATCTAGTTCAAGTAATACCCATCCATCTTTGCTATGCTTTTCTTTCGCATCAAAATATACAGGAATATCAGAACACAAATCCTTTTCAATATACTCAAGAATTTTATATATTGTCCTATCACTTGAAAATCTAAACCATCCTGATTCTAACTCAAACTGTTCACCTAAATCATCATCCCCTATAACCAATTCATCAATTTCAACACTAGGTTTACCACATAAATTAAAGAATATTTTACCTGCTCGTAAGAAGCTCCCACTTCTGCTTTCATCTCCACCATACTTTTCCATATAATAATTACCCCAAGTATAACCATAGTCATACTCACTAGCCCATGCCAAACTCTCTTCATCAGTATCTTCTTCTACTGAACCTCTCAATGATTCTAGTAGATGTTCATCATACATATCAAAATTTGTGTCCCATATATCTTGCCTAATTTCTATAAAATGTTTCATCACCTTTAAATATAAAATTATTTACTATAAAATTCTTCTATCTGTTGATCTATCTGGTCATTAAGTCTTTGATTCTCTATATACATCATCAAAGATACTATTAGTAACAATACTGTAGCTAATATTAATAACCATTTAGGTATTCTATGATTTTTCATTCATATCATCCTGACAAGTTAAACATAGATTGTACTCTACATCTGAAAGCAGTCTGTTACACATCTGGCATCTTGGTCTTGTTTTTCCTTCCTTGTAATATCTAGGCTTTTTTGTTTTCTCTATCTTATCTTTCTTCTCTAGCAGTTTTTTGTTTTTCACCTTTGTTTGTTTAAAATTTATTTCAAAGGGGAGGTATTACCCTCCCCAGTCCGATAAGAATTAGAATGGTAAATCAGAATCCTCTATCTCATCCTCAACTACAGCTTCCTCTACAACTTCCTCTTCCATATCAAAAGTCCTATCTATAATCTCATTAGTAGTTACTTCTACTTCTCTTAAAGTAGGATCTTGTGTTGATGTGTTAAAGAAGAATGTAAACTCTTTGTCTAAACTGTTTACCAACTCCTCAAATCTTAAAGCTTCCTGTAAATCATTCATGCCAACTTTAGCATCAAAGATGTAATACTCATTAGCTCCAGACTTTGTTTTTACAGTTGATAAAGTTATTTTAAATACACTAGAAAGAACATCTTTGAGACTTCCTTTAACTCCTGCTTGTTTCTTAACCTTTGTCATCTCCTCATTGATAACTCCCCATGTATTCCATCCATCAGTTCCTGATAAAGAAATACTTACAAAAGGATTCTCTCCTTTGTTTACCATCTCTACAACTTCCTTAGAAGAATATGGTGTAAGAATTAATTTTACCTGATTAGTATATCTGTATCCCATTTCACTCTGATCTGGATTATGTGCAGCTATCCATGCATCTCTTTCATTTGCTCTGATCATATTCTTACTTCTACAGTATGTAACTGTTACTGGAAAATCTAAACCTTCTTTGTTCTCTTTTCTCCAGATCTCTACTCCAAACTCTACCTTTAAAAGTGTTAGATCTATAGAGTCCTGTAAATCTGCTGAAGTAAGTTTCTTCTCATAAACATATTTACCTTCTGAGTTCTTAACCTTTCTAGGTCTTATAAATATTCTACCTTGTGCTGATCTGTCATTTGTATCTGGATTCTCAAATAAAGAATCTCCTGTTAGTTTCTGAACTATTGATAATTCTAATGGGAAAGGCATAGTTCTTGTATCCTCTACACCATCTAATCCAGAAGTCTCACTATTAAATAATTTGCTCATATCTTCCTGACTTAACTTAGATATTTGCTGACTTACTGGAACAATCTCCTGTTTTTTTTCTTTTGTCATCACCTTATAAAACTAAAATTTAACTATATATACACTACATAAAACTACTTATTGACTACATATTTTTCTATATATTAAATTTAAATATATTAATTTATATCACTATCTTGTACAAAGGTCAAGAGGTTAGATATTAATATTCTAGCTTGTAGTAATCGGCTGTTTTTGTTTGCTGTGTAGGGATAAAAAACCTCCTTCTGTTGTGTAGAAGGAGGAAAGACCATTGATTAGTTAGAAAGGTG